GCATGCGGCCCTCAAGCACAACGCACTGACCGAGGAGGAAATAAAGAAGCTAGCGGGGGAATAAACGCCCGCCCTACGCTGCAGTTCAAGCTGCGTCTGGCGGGTCACCTCAAGAAAACGCTGCGCGAAATCGACGCGATGGACTCGCGCGAGTTCTCGCAGTGGATTGCTTGGGCCAGGTGGTTCCAGCCGCTGGACGATACCTGGGGGCAGACAGCAATGCTCGTGACTTCTGTGCTCGCCCCCTACTCCAAGCAGACGCCAGACCCAGAGAAGTTCATTCCGATTGAAGATAGGGCCCCGAAGCATCCAACTCAGATAGCCGAGACTTTAAAGCGGATGGCCGCCGACCTTGGCAAAAAGTGACGTATGGCAACCATTTCTCTTGGATTCAACCTCTCGGCGTCTGCGGTGCAGATGGCCAGCGGCATCAATGCCGGCGTGGTGGAACTTGAGAAGTTGGGACTGGCCGCCAAGAAGACACAGCGTGACGTTTCAACGCTGAAGACCATTGAGCTCTCGCGGGCTTTCATCTCCACGGTACGCACTGCGAGCAGCGCTTTCGCGTCGTTCATTAATGGAACTGCTGGAGCTGTCGCCAGCATTGATGACTTATCAAAACGCACGGGCATCACGACTGACGTTCTCCAGGCGTACTCGCTCGCAGCGAATCAGTCTGGCGTTGGCCTTGAGACGTTCGGGCGTGCAGTTCAAAAGCTGACGATCAACCTTGGCGAAGCCCAGACTGGCAATAAGGCTGCAGTCAAGTCGTTCGCTGACCTCGGGCTTTCGGTTGGCGATCTTTCCAACCTTAACCCAGAGCAAGCATTTAACGCAGTTGTGGCTGCAATCAGCAAGCTGCCAAACCCTGCACAGCAGGCAGCTGCTGCAGTGTCGCTGTTTGGAAAGTCTGGTGTTGAGCTCGTGCCGATCTTCCAAGAAGGCGCAACGTACCTTCAGCAGATGACAGCAGAGGCCAAGCGTCTCGGCATTGTCTTGAGCCCGCAGCAGACTGATGGAATCGGCAAACTTGATGACTCGCTTCAGAAGACGCAGTTGACTCTTCAATCGTTTGCGGCTCGAGTTGTGGCAGAGCTTGCCCCTGCACTTACTCGCGCCGCTGAAGAGGCGTCTACGTTCATCGCAAGCATTGACATCAAGAACGTAGCAAGCGCACTCACGTCAACCGTCTCAAATCTTGCTAGCGTCTTTCAGTTGCTCGCAACGTCTGCGGCCCCACTGGCCGGAAACATCCTGCCGCTGATTGGCGGGTACTTGGCATTCATCAACCGGCAGGTTGTTGCGTCAGCCGTCTCAAACCTCAGCGGCACATTCATTGCAGCCGCTGCTTCAGCGTATAGGTTTGCTGGCGCTGCTGGCGTTGCTGCCGTTGGCGTGCGAACGCTTGCGGCATCTATTCGCGGGCTGTTGGCGTCAACCGGCATCGGAATCCTTGTGACGGTCTTGGGCTTGCTGGCAGGGAAGGTGGTTGAGTGGTCACTGGCCACCAACACGGCTGGCCAGGAAGTTGCCACAGCCATCGACAGCCCAACGAAAGCAGCTGCTGGCTACCGTGCTGCTATCGCTGCGGCGACAAAGGAAACCCAAGACTTCGGCAAGAAGGCTAAGGACGCGCTGAAGGTGCCGACGTTCACGGCGCAGGATCTTGCCCAGGAAGCCATTGACGAAGCGAGCTCTGCGGTGAAGTCCCTAGCCAAGGAACTTGGCGGACTCAATCGCGTGCCCGCCGCAGTGCTTGAGCGGTTCCGAGAAATCAAGGGCTTTGCCGAGGGCATCACGACAGACTCGCTCGCATTTGGTGACGCAATACAGTTGGCCAGCCGTGACGCGCAGGCGCTGACAACAGAAGTCCGCAACATCACTGACGCCAGGAAGGCCGACGCCGAAGCAGCAAAGGCTGCGGCAGACGCCGCAAGAAAGGCAGCAGAAGAGGCACGGCAGCGCACCGCAGAACTGGCCAACGCCGGGCTGAGCGACGCAGAGAAGAGTAGGCTGCAACTCAATAAGGATCTGCTGGCAATCGTCACTGAGCAGCGTGCTGCTGAAGAGGCGCTGGCTGCCGCCAAGCGTGCAGGCGACTCCAAGTCGCTTGCAGACGCTAGGCAGCGTCTCGCGTTATCGCAGGCGGCTACGAAAGAGGCGAAGGCTCAGGACCGCGAGCGTCAGCTGCAGGCTCTCGGCGTAGACGAGAAGCTCTTGAAGCCAGCGACCACTTTGGCAGACCAGTTCAAGGCTGTGCGTGAGGCATTCGACAAGAAGCTGATTGACGGTGGCGAGGCCCAGACCGCTCTCAGGAATCTTGCCAAGGAAGGCATCGACATCCGCAAGGAAATCTCACGAGAGCTTTCGCGGCCAGCTGCCTCGGCGCTTAACGTCAATGACATCCGAACCAGCGAAGGCATCTCTTCGCTGTTTGCCCTTGGCCGCGAAGACCCAGCGATTGCTCAGCGGCGAGATCAGTTGAAGAAGCTCGAAGAGATCAAGCAGGGCCTGCTTGCAATCGGCGCATCGCCGGTAGAAATACTGGGCAGCTAATGGCAGTCATAGGGTTTCGAGAAGTCCTGCCGCGCACGTTCTCGCACAAGTTCGGCGAAAGTCCGACTGCCGAGCGAAAGGTTGTTATCACGGTAGATGGTCCTGAGAGCCATCAGGCTGTCATCGGTGCTGTCGGCATTCTGCACGGCGACTCTCACCCAGAGTTCACCTACCTGCGAATGCTTGATGCCCAGATGTCAGAGACTGACAGGCACCACGTTGAGATCACGTACAAGTACGAGCTACCGAAGCAGCAGGATCTTGACCCCAACCCGCTTGCACGGCCAGACGTGTGGTCGTTCTCGACAGGCGGTGCCCAGGTGCCGGCGCTCGTGTACTACGAAGGCAGCGGCAACGGCAGCCGCAAGCCACTTCAAAACTCTGCCAAAGACTTTTTTGAGGGGCTGACCGTAACTGAAGCAGAAGTGCGGGCAACCATTTCTGGCAATCGGGCAGCGTTTCCGCTGGATCTAGCAGCTGGAGTGACGAACTCGGTGAACTCTTCTTCGTACCTTGGCGGCGATGCTCATACGTGGTTTTGCTCTGGCATCGGTGGGCAGCAGGCGTCAGAGGTGGTGAACGGCCAGGAGATCAGATACTGGCAAGTCACGGTTGAACTCATCTTCCGTGCGAGCGGGCACAGCCTGCTTCTGCCTGACGTTGGGTGGAACTACCTAGAGGATGGCGAGAAAAAACGTGTGTGGGTCAAGGACTCAGAAACTAAAGAGAAGGTGGCATCCTCATCTCCTCGAGCCCTGACAACTGCCGGGGCGATGAAGGGCGACAATGAAGAACCTGACATTCTGACTCGCCGCGTGTACCCAGAGGCAGACTTCGCTTCGTACTTTGGAACGCCGAGCTTCTGACCCATGGCATACCAACGAAATATCTCCATCGCGTCGGCAGGCACGGCTGGCATCCGCGTCACGTTCTGCAGCACCGCGTACTCAGGTTCTTTCTCCTGCACCTCGTACCCTGTGTTTTCCGCAGCAACGACTGACGGCACCAACCGCTACGCAGCCAACACGCCGCTTAAGCAGCTGTCGCCTGCGGGTAGCTTCCGGGCCGCCAATAACCCGGCAGTGTCTTTCAGTAGTGCCAGCGGCACTGCGCTGGTGACTTTCCCGTATGGCACGTCATTCAGCAGCACTTCGCAAGAGTACGAGTCTGGCGGCAGCCCGCGACGCTACAAGTACATCCTGCACACATCAGAGCACACGCCCGCAACTGCCTACTCTGCGAGTGTCTCGGCCAGCACGGCCGTGGTGATGTTTGGATCAGTTGACGTGCGTGTGGTCAGCACGGCGTCTGCGTCATTTGTCAGTGTTTGCGCAGACGCTGTTGAAGGCAGCGCAGGCGGAGGGCTGTAGGCATGGCCCAAAAGCCAGACGGGAAACCGGCGAAGACTGAGCGGGTCACTTTCACGCGGCCAGCTGCTGAGCGGATAGCAAAGGTGGTACGAGAGGTTGAGGCTGGCGACCGCGACCAGGCTGGGATGACTTTCGGCAATCGCGCTGGCGGATTATCTGGCAAGGTCTTCCGCGTCTGCACGTTCACTGGTGCGTGGTCTATGGGCTCCAGCAAGAACGTCACGTTTAAGTACCAGCCCACGACACCAAACACGGCGGTAGTGCAAAACGATTTAATCAATCTGCCAAGTGCTGGCACGCGCAACTGCGTCATCGGCCGCGAAGGCACCGCCTGGCATCTCATCAACTGGCAGTGGGATGTTGCATACGCTGCGACTGCGGCTACGCTCACTACGACATCGCTGCGGTTTGACACGCTGCCCGTTGGCGTAGTTGGCACATCGTCAGTAAGCTCGTTCTCAATTTCCGTTACTGCCTGCACGTAGTCTTAAAATGCCAATTGCCGCGAAGTCCGGAAAAATACTTATCAAAGATACAATGCTTGCCACTACGTGCTCTTGCTGCTGTTCTTACCCTTCTGAAATCAGTATCACATTTGGCATTCAAACGTACACAAACGTTAGCTGCCCGGCAGTTGCTCAAGCGGCTACCGATGCTTTCTCTGGAACTACTTATGTTCTCACTGGAGGAAGCACGTCTGCCAACACTGCTGGTTACGTATACGATGTCGGAGGCGTGAGAATTATAGTTGAATTCATCAACTCCTCAACCAGTGTTATCGCAATTACATCCAACATTCCAGTTGATTGCGATGGACTTCCTGGCAGAGCGGACACGTATAGGTTTTATCCTTTTAATGGAGGTACGGCCCCTGTCTACGACATTTGCACAAACCAAAACGTGAATCCATTGAGATACCCATTTTTCGCAAACATGGTCGTGGACGTGTTTCCGTTTTTTACCTTTTCGCGATGATTTGCCAACTAGATTCGAAAACCTCGTGCTGTATCGTGTGTGGCAGACATGCCCGCTCTCTGAAAACATTTCGCGTCTGTACCGAAATTACTCAGGGGCGGCGTGTACAAAATCCTGGCACTGAGCTTAGCAACATACTGCGAGACTGGCTCGGCATTGAGTCCACGCCGACGTGCTCGTGCAACGCGATGGCCCGAAAGATGGACGAGCGTGGCCCAGACTGGTGCAGGTCTGACGAAGGCATGGCTGAGATTCTTGGCGTCATGCGGACAGAGCACGCCAAGCGGAAAACAATCTTGCCGTGGTCCGACATCGCTGCTCGGCAGCTGGTGCTTCTCGCCTGTCGCAGGGCTGCCGGTTGACGCCCCCGCTACGGTGGTAAGCGAAAGGGCGAGCCGTGGAAGATCACCACTTCACACTCAACGGCGACGAGCGGTGGCTAGTCCGTTTCACGGACCTCAAGGGCCAGGCGTACGGCTACACCTTTTCGCAGAAGTCCAAGCGGCCACGCATCTTGATTCACAGCGGGCTTAAGGGCCGGCACAAGCTCACGATCCTGACGCACGAACTACTCCATGCGCTTTTTCCAACCGCAAGCGAGGAGCACGTCGAGCAGGCCGGCAAGGACATCAGCAAGGTGCTCTATAGCCTGGGCTACAGGGAGGTAAACGATGGCGAAGGGTAGCAGTCTCACTGAGTCTGTCGGGGATGCGGTGAGGGCGTGCAAGCCAGGGAACTGGTGGGACGCACTGCCGAAGGAAACGCAGACGGAACTTCTTGACATTCGCAAGAGGTTTCAGAACGGCGAGTATCCGGTGAAGCGTCTGACGCTGGCGCGGATTCTCTCAGACAAATGCCGCGAGCGTGGCATCCACTCGTGCAAGGAAAAAAGGTTTGCCGAATGGCTGTCAAAAAACTAGACATCGCCGTGGCTGATGCCGTGGCCGATGCTTCTCGGCTAGCAACGGACGCCGAACTAGCACGCCTCCGCTCCGAAGTGGCGACGCTGAAAGGCCGCTACAAGGCGGCACTCCAGGCCATCGACGCCGCGAATGAGCGGGCAAACGCTATCGCAGGGCTCTCGGGCATTAAGGCCGCGAAGCAGCATGCGCCGAAGAAGGTACGTCATGCGAAGCACGACGCGACGGCGGTGCTGATGCTCTCGGACGTGCATTGTGAAGAGCGTGTGCTGCCGGAGACTGTGAACGGCGAGAACGACTACTCGCTTGACGTGTGCCAGCGGCGGTTAGGTGAACTCGAGGAGCGGTTCATCGCCTGCCTCCAGCACGAACGCAATCAAGCGAACATTCGTCGCGTGCTCATCTGGCTCGGAGGGGATTTCATCACGGGCCACATTCACCCTGACTGCATGGAAGTTGCGGCACTTTCGCCCATGAACGCAACGCGGTGGATCGCTGAGCGGCTGCGGAGAATGATTGACGCGATCGCCGCAGAGGCTGATCAAGTCATCGTCTGCACGAACGCCGGCAACCACGGCAGGAGCACCGAGAAAAACCGCATCGCCACAGAGCTTGAGCACTCGTGGGAGCAGATGATGTATTTCACGCTGGCCCGCGAGGAGGCCAACGCGAACGTCGAATGGCGGATTGCTGAGGGGCATCTGGGCTACGTGGACCTCGACGGCTTTCTCGTACGCACGACGCACGGCCACAGCATCCGTTTCGCTGGTGGCGTCTACGGCCTGGCTCTGCCAGCAAGTAAGGCGATTGCTAGATGGGACGCAGGACGCAAAGCGAACCTGACGATATTCGGGCACTACCACTCGTTCGGCTGGCTGCGCGGTGCCCGCTACGTCGCCAACGGCTCAGTGATTGGACACAGCCCATACGCTGAGCGGGTTGCATCGCCAGAGCGACCGTGCCAAGGGATGGCAATCATCGACCACGGCCGCAACGAAGTGACGCGGGCGTACCCATTGTTTTGCGACAGAGACTTGAGAAAGGGAACCAAATGACGACCACGATTGAAGACGCCAACGAGTTGCTGCGTGCTGCTGTCGAGATCCGCCGCGAGAACCAAGCGGCTGGGAAGCCACGCGAGGAGTGGTACGACGTGTCGCAGGCGGCGACAGAACCTAGGTGCTTTGATGCAAGTACCGAGGAAACGCAACACGTCGATGAGCCATACATCGAGCACCTGCTGCACGAGCACCACCTGCACCGGGCTGGCCTAACGCAAGACGAACTAGACGAAGCCCTTGAGCGTCTGGCCGGCGACGGCATCACGCACGAGCAGCGGCCCGGTTCGCTGCCGTTTCTTGAACTGCTCGAGGAGTTGCGGCAGCTGCACTACGAAAAGACTGCCTCGTATGGCGGTGCGGCGGACCCATTTGAGAACGTCACCGCATCGGCCAAGTGTGGCGTTGAGCCCTGGCGGCGAGCGTTGTGTGACTTGTCTGACTGCGTGGTGCGGATGCAGAAGTACGCCAACGGCCAGCCCGTGGACTACGAGAACGCCTTGATTGACGCCGCCAACTGGTCGCTCATCTGTCTGCTTAAGTTGCGGGAGGCCAAGCGTGGCTGAGCCGCTCACTGACGCCTACCTGCAGCAGTGCGAGTGGGACGCCCGCAAGTTCTCCGGCTGCTGGGACCAGGGCACAAGCGGCGTATTGGCGGCACACGTCATGCGGTTGTTGGCCGAGCTCAGCCGCGTGAAGGGCGAGGCCGCTGTGCAGCGGGCGAGGCACTTTGACTCATGACCTAGGCCAGGGCTTGAGCGGCGGCGGTTTTATCCCTTTCCCGCCGTCGCTCGCCCTGTGCCTGGTTCATCTCGGCCTGCCCGGCCCAGCATCTGGCCTGTCTTCCGGCCGCTGCGTGATGTCTGGCAGGTAGTCGAGGTTGGATTCCCTGCCCGTGATCTCCTCGTCGTAGTAGTGGGTTTCCGCCATCTCCTCGCTGCTGTGCCCCAGCTGCTTCTTGGCAGACACGCCTGCTTTCTTGAGGTAACTGGCCGTCGATTTGCGGATGCTGTGAAACGGGTGGTACGGCACCCCCGCTGTGCGACACAGCACCCGCAAACTTCCGTAGATGGACAGGAACTCACGATCCTCCACCCAAGGCCACACACGCTCGCTGGGGGCCCCTTTGCACATAGCCAGCATCTTGGCCAGTTCTGGCGTGATCGCCCGTGTAATCGTCTCCCTGTGCCCTTTACGGGTGGCAGCCAGGAACGTCAGCGTGTGCCGCTCAAGATCCACCTCTGACCACCGGAGCTCGAGCACGGCACCAATGCGCTCGCCCGTCTGGAACATGGCGAGAATCTTGGTCACCCAGTACCAGGCGGCTGGCTTGCCGCATATGTGGCCTTTGCGGTGGCGTGCGGCCTCCACCAGCTGGGACAGTTGGGTGGCGTTGAAAGCCTTTGGCACCGGCTTAGGGACGCGAGGCCGGGCGTAGTCGGGGAACTCCACCAGCTCGCCGTTGCTGCGTTTCCATCGTTTCTTGGCCAGCCAAGTCCACAGGCTCCGAAGGTGGGCGCTGTCTTTCGCCAGCGAGGCCGGCGAGATCTTCTTCCACTTGCTGTGCTGGGTAGCCTGCCGCCACCTCAGGAACTTTGCGGCCGTTAAATCATCCAGATCGTCCACCGTGGGCTCATGCCCCAGGTAGTCGCGGAACCTGTCCAGGCTGCTCAGGTACATCACCACCGAGCGGTCAGAGAGCCCTTTGAGCGGGGCCACTCGGTCAATCAGCAAATCCCTCAAAGTCATCGCACGCCTCCCATTTTCTTGTCAAAAAGGCGATGCTACCGGATACTGTACAGATGTTCAATCTACACCCCATCCGTTAGAAACATCGCCGCGAATCTACTGTACAGCGTTTCCAGAAAAGCAGGCAAGGCGAGTTTGGCGGTTTGACGAACTAGCAGATAGCGTTAGCATCTGAGGGATGGTTGCAATGACTCCACACACACTAGACGGCGGCGAATACCTCACGGTGCTTGAGGCCGTCGAGCACATGGGCTGCTCTGAGGCATGGGTTCGCACGCTTCTAGGGCGGGGCCAGCTGCCCGGCGCAAAGCGGATCGGCCAACGTGTCTGGCTCATTCCCAAGTCTGCCGCCACTGAAGCCAAGTCAGCCTTGACCAGCAGGGCGACCGGCAAGCGGCACCTAGCCAAGCGTCCCGCTGCCAAGCGGAAGAAGGCGAAGCGGAAGAAGTAGCGTTTTTCCGCTGGAAACGCCCCCCAAAAAATCTTTTCTCTCCCCATTGACGCCTAACTGACGATAGCCTAAACTACACCCATGCGAGCAAGTGAGACTCGCGGGACAAAAACGGGAGACGACAACATGAAGACGATCAAGCTGGCCTACGACGCCGAAGGCATCACGCAAACTTGGCTGGCTGAGCACGATTCGCGGAATGGCGGTTGGATCGTGACCGACCACGAAGGCGACAAGAAGTTTTTCTCTGGTTGCTTTGCCGAGGCGCTGGACCACATGCAAGCCTTCACGCTGCCGAACTGGGGTATGCGTGTGATCGGAATCGGCGGCGCTCCTTGGAACCCCGGCTGGTGAACGGCGCAAGGTGGGGCCACCCGGCCTGCCGACAGCTGCGAAACGGTTGGCAATCCCACACAGGATTCTTTGGCCAAGGAGGGCCACCAAATGCAACGCCGATGGAATGCCGCCCTGCAATCGCTCGTCTTGGTCCGCCTGGGCCAGGAGCTTGGCACCGACTCAAGCCTAGCCCAGACCGTGGCTCACGCGATTGATTTCGCTGTAGGCACACTCGCCAGATTTCTGCCTTGACGAAGTGACGCTAGCCAATACCCTAAGTGACGCTACCCACATGCGGCAGCAGGGAGGACTAACACCACAGCACTGGAATCTTCGTACAGACGCTTGCCCTGTAGGTGGACGCTTGTACACTACCGCAACCACATCGGGTGGGGCTGCCACCACGCTTCAATCGTCAACCCAAAACGCTTCTGATTCGACAAGTTACGCACCGCACAAAGCAAAGGATTTCTCTTTTTTTCTAGGCCCTTTGGCATGAGTATTGCCCCCCCCCCCCATTTACACTCCTCCCCGCAATGGGGTTGGTGGACATGGGAACACAAAAGGAATCGCACGATGATCACGAATGAATCAAGCCCCGCCGAAAACGAGTACCTCGCCGCCGTCGCCGGCCTGCACGAGCAGACGGTGAGCCCCGCCCCGAAGGTCACCTACGCCGTTGGTGACTTCGTAAGCGGATGCTCAGCCGGCAAGCGTTGGCAGGGACGCATCTGGAACGTCGATGGCGACCGACTCAGCATCGAGATTGACGGCGGATGGCTGGCCGTTTCGGCCAAGGACGTGACGCACTGAACGCAGAAAGGACCGGCGGCAAGCGGAGCTAGTTGCCGGAAGGAGAGCGGTGGAACCGCAGTAGCAGGGACGCACTTACCACCCGCCGAGCAGGACGCAGAGCGGGCTTTTTCAACAGCAAAGGACGCGAGATGAGGCGATTTAAAACAAAGGTGATCACTGACGAGTCGCAAGTGCCTGACGGTTTCAAGCGTATTTCTGTGCTGGCAGACTCGCTTACCGACCAGAAGAAGTTGAGTGACGCACACACAGATGGCGTGATTGCGGCCGTCAAGCTGATGCGTAGCACCGACGACCGCACTGGGCCGGTGTGGGTAGATGCAGATGCTGCACGCCAAGTGCTCACAGGCGACAAGCCCAAAGCCAAGGCAAAGCAGCAGACAGATCTGCAGTACGAGTCGGTGTGCGAGTCAATGGCTGACATCGCCACTTCGCTGGCGGGCGTTGAGCGGCTGCTTGAGCGGCTAGCCGCTGCCGCCGAGCAGATTGCCAAGCATCCGCTGGCCCGACTTGAAGACGTTGGCATTGTCGAGACGAGCAGTAACGGTTTCCAAGAGTAACACCACAACGCAGAAAGGGACGCGATGACCACGACGATTGCAAACACGAACGACCGCAAGAGCATCTTGCTGAGCATGGCCACCAAGTTTGGCATGGAGCCAGCGGCCTTTGAGGCCACGGTGCGTGCCACCTGTGGCTGCGACAAGGCCACAAAGGAGCAGTTCGCTGCCTTCCTGCTGGTGGCCAACGAGTACGGGCTGAACCCGGTGACGAAGGAAATCTACGCCTTCCCAACACGGGCCGGCGGCATACAGCCCATCGTTGGCATCGACGGGTGGATGACGATGGCGAACAACCATGCTGCCTACGACGGCATCACGTTCGTTGACCGCCTGGGCGATGACGGGCAGCTGGTGGCGATCACGGCCCAGGTTCACCGCAAGGACCGCAGCCACCCGGTTGAGGTCACCGAGTACCTAGCCGAGTGCCGCCAGGGCACGGAGCCATGGAAGAAGTGGCCTGCCCGAATGCTTCGTCACAAGGCAGCCATCCAAGCCATCCGCTACGCCTTTGGGTTCAGCGGCATTGTTGACCCAGACGAGGCCGACCGGATGCGTCAGCCACAGGTGAGCGTGACGGTGAACCACCACGCCGAGCCGCTTCAGCACCGAAGGTTTTCCGGCAAGCAGGAAGTGCCGGCGTTGACCGTTGAGCCAGAAGACCGTGGCACCGACTTCCCGCACGAGGCCGCCGAGCACGAGGTGACTGCATGACGCTTGACGAGGCCATCACGGCAATCCAGACGGCTGGCAACAAGCACGACGCCATGAAGATCGCCAACGCCGTCTCTATGGAATCAATGGCCCTGACTCGGCCATACGCAGACGAGTTGGCTGTGCGTCAGGCGTGGCGTGAGCGTTGGGGCAAGGAGCCCCAAACGCTTGGCGACGCAGGGCCACGGCCGGGCACGAACTGGACAGGAGACTAACGCCACGCCATTGGCGACGCAGGCTGACGAACACAGCCGCATTGGCCGCCTAGCGGTAGGTGGCGAGTAACAACCGCAGCCGACGCCGTTGATCCGGCGGTGAGTCGGACGCGCCGGGCGTAACCCGGCAAATACACAAGGACGTGAAATGAATCACTACGGAATACCAGACGCCGACGCCGGCCCGCTGTTCGCCACGCGAGCACCGAGCGTGAACGGCTCGGCAACCTCGGCCGCCGCTGCGGACTCGCTGGGGCCCGCAACGCTAAACGCCATGCAGCGGCGCGTCTACGAGTTCCTGTGCCGCACGCCAAGCACGGACGAAGAGATAACGAACGAGCTCGGCATGAACGCGAGCACCGTCAGGCCCAGGCGGATTGAGTTGGCACGGCGTGGCCTGATCGTGGAGGCCGGCACCAGGCGGACTGCGAGCGGACGGATGGCTGTCATATGGAGAAAAGCGTGAGCGGTGACGGCGAAAGCAACGTCACCGCATGACAAGACACAGAAGCCGGGTGTTCCGGCGGCCGGATGGTGAAAGGACAAGTAAGCAAAGGAGCGATTACTAATGGTTACGACGCAAGTTCAATACCGGAACGGAGTTGATAAGCGAGCCGGACAGTGTGTTGAAAAGGTTTTTGTGACCCCAGAAATAGCCGGTCAGTGGCTCGCCAGAAACACCGCCAACAGGCGACTGAGCAAGGGACATGTAGATTCCCTGGAAGCTGTTCTTGTGCGAGGCGAATGGATGCTGAATGGAGAAACAATCAAGTTCTCAGGCGACGGAAGACTATTGGACGGCCAGCACCGTCTGCACGCATGCGTGAATTCCGGCGTCGGGTTCTGGACGTACGTCGCTTACGGCGTGGAGTCGGATGCGTTCGACACGATCGACACCAATCTGCGCACGCGACGGACGAGCGACATTCTTGGGATCCACGGAAAAGAGAACGCAACTCATTTGGCGGCTTGCGTTAAGTTGCTTTGGGTGTTCGGAATGACTGGGCAGTTCTACGAGGGAGGCGGCGGCTGCAACGGATTCAGCCCGAGGGTCTGCCTGGACATCCTGTCGCGTAGGCCAGGCATCAACGACTCCGTAGCTAGGTGCGCTGGAGTTCGCGTTTTCTCTTCGCCTTCTCTTCTGGCAGCAGTGCATTATCTGTTTGCCTGCTCTAACGCGGAAATGGCTAGCGAGTTCGTGTCTGTGATGGCCGACGGCAGCTCGGAGTTGGAGCGTCCGTTTCACATCCTGCGAGAGTCAGTAATCAACAGGCGTCTGAGTGTTCGTCGTATTGGAGGACGGCAGCTTGCGTTCATGGCGATCAGGGCGTGGAACTCCGAGATTACGGCAAACTGGATTAAGAAGGTTTATTACAAGCCCAACGAGGATTTTCCTCAGATTGCTGGACTCAACTACGAGCGGCTTAGCTCCGACTACGTCTGACTATGGCAGTGATCTGGAAAGCAACTGCGGCGTCTCGTTGACGTGCGGCAGAGGATGGCAACGGAACTACGGACAACAGAAAGGGACAAGATGGACTTCATCATTGAAGACGAACAGTCGCAGCTATCGACCATGGATCGTGAGATTGTTCCTGCCGGTGTTCACGAAATGACCGTGAAACACGCTGAGGAAGGGCCTAACGAGTACAAGGTCACAGACGCAAACCCGCACGGGCTGTGCCTCAAGCTGCGTCTGGCAACGTCATCTGGCAACCACAAGTTTGTGTTTGATGACATTCCCAAGCACCTGGGCTGGCGTGCCAAGCAGCTGGCCGACGCGATCGGCGTCTCTGCCGCTGGCGGAAAGGTCAGCCTTGATCCGGCGTCGCTAGTTGGTGCAACGCTGACAGCTGAAGTCAGCCACTACACCAGCAAGAGCGGCAAGGTGTCGGCAGTCGTGAAGAGGTACGTGGCGACAGAGCCCAAGCCTCAGCCAAAGGCCAAGCCGAGGACGGTTGCGGCGAAGATCACGGCCACGCTGCCTACGGATGACGTTCCCTTCTAACACGCACCGCCACGCGATAGGCGCGGACGCCGCTTCGACGCGGCATGGCGGGATTGAAAAGGAATACACGGATGTATCCAGACCAAGTGCTGACGTGCGGCGAATACGCAACGGAGCCAGACGCCGTTGCGGCTTTGCTGTCAGTTGTCAATCCGACGCACTGGCACGTGCTGCAAGAGGTTCATGGATGGATGCTCCACCCGCGCATCGACACCACCGGAACAGGCAGGCCACGCATTGATGTTCTTCTTCAGCCAAAGAAGTTGCTCATTGAGAGCGGATGGCGTTGGGGTCATGTTGGAATCGAATGCAAAAAGTCTGGTGCGAAACTCGGTCGTGTCATCTCGCAGGTGATGGACTACACGCGATGCGTGTGGGAGACCCCCAACGGGTTTAACGTCATGTCACGGCTGAATTTTATTTGGCCGTGCGATCCCGTAAAGAACGACCTTGAGTCAGTGATGATCCAGAATCGGATCGGCGTTGCCTTTCTTCAGCACCGTCTCCCGCGTCTGAGGCTGTCGTACGGCGGCACGGCTGCTTATGCAGACAACGGGCATGCACTGCCGTGCATTGCAACTGAGCTCCGTGGCGGAAACAAGCAGGGGAGCCGTTGATGGACGCCCTTTCGCAGTGCATCGATTTCCTTGGCGCTATCTTTGAGCCCGAGGACATCATTGAGTTTCGTCCGCTTCCTCCTGCCGCTGGCCGGCGGTGGTCAACGCTGACTGAAATACCGGACATCATCGACTGGCTCGAGCGGCTGAACCGCGACGAAAACCAGCGAGTTCACGCTTACTTTGGGGCAAATCCTCGCAAGGAAAAGAACTCCTCCCAGGCTGAAGGCGTAGCCCTGGCCCGGTGTGTGTTTGCAGACTTTGACGGTGGTGTTGTAGTCGAGGACGCCCTGGCCCGCGTTCGTGCCGCTGGCTTCCCGATGCCCACAGCCATCATTGAAAGCGGTGGCGGAGTTCATTTGTGGTGGCGGCTGTCAGAGCCAATGCGCGACGCAGCTGCGTGGCACGAGCGGATGAAGGCCATTGCCTCCTCACTTGGCTCTGATCAATCAATCTGCGACTGGCCGCGCATCATGCGTCTTCCTGGGTTTGTGAACTGGAAGTACGAGCAGACGCCCAGGGCGCACCTCTGGGACTGCGACCCGACTCGGATCTACTCGCTGGACGTGTTCCGTGGCCAGGCGGTGCAGTCCATCGTCGTAAAGCCGAAGAGCATGAGCGACCTAACGCGGCGGTTCCTCGAGGAAGGATTCGCGCTTGCAGCTGGCCGGCGTCAAACCATGTTTACGGTTGCGTGCGACATGGCTGCCCGTGGATGGGGTGTTGCTGAGGCAACTACGGCCATTATGGAGCGCATGCGTCGCGTTGGCCTGCGGCAGGATGACCTTGACGATTGCCCACGGCAGATTGCCAACGCCTGGAAGAGGACGCGACTTCCGGTCCTAGGGTCTGCAGATGAGGCCGTTCCTGTTGTCGATGCCGCAGACGAAACTCCCACGCCGACGCTGCTAGACGCGATCAAGGCTTGGCGAGAGCAGGAAGAGACGCCTGCCCTTCCCACCGGCATTCGAGCCCTAGACAAGCTCTTTGGCGGCGGCCTTCCGCTAGGGCAAATGACAGCCATCGCTGCTGCTCCTGGCCTTGGGAAGTCCGCTCTTGCCCTGCAGCTGGTTCTTCAATGCCTCGGGCAAAACCCAGAGATGGTTGCGGCTTGGTGCCTTGGGGAAATGACTCGGGCAGCGCTCGCAGCCAGGGCCATTACGAACTTTGGCGGACAGCCAGAGAAGCTAACTCTGCAGGACGTAATCCAGAAGCGAGAGCCAAGCGACCGCGTAGCGTCTGACCTTGGTGCAGCTATCGGCAATCGCCTGAAACTGATTGAGGCTCCGCTCATCATTGACAGGATTGAGCGTGCAGTCACGAAGGACGGCCCGACGTTGCTCATCGTTGACTACCTGCAGTTGGTTCGTTCCACGAGGCATTTCAACGACAAAACTGGCGAGATTAACGAGGTTCTGCTGAAGCTCCGCGAGATTACGACAACACGGAACATCGCAACGCTTCTCGTCACGAATATCGCCAAAGGATGCGACGCCAGCACCGAGATCGGCAACATCGGCAAGGGCTCAAATCAGATCGACTTTGACGTGGACAACTTCCTTTTCGGGCACCGCATAGGCGAAACCGGCGAGGCTGGCGAAATCAAGATTGAGTGGAAGTGCAAGAAGCTCCGCCAGGGCCAGATGGCTGACGTGGAAATGTGGTTCCACGGGCAGTACCAGTACTTTGAGGACGCCTGCGAAATCCCAGACTTCCCCGAGTTTTCCGGACACGCTCCAACCCAGAACTGGGGTGCAGTGTGACGTTTGAGAAACGACCCGGAAAGGAGCCTTCACGCCAGGGCGAAATGCGTCGCCGCTGGAGGGCGATGCTCGAGGACGGCTCTCTAGCCTCGCTCAGATCAGAAGGGCGTCTGGCGGCTTTGTACGTGCTCTACGCGGCTGACTTCTCGACGTGCCAAGTCAGGATGTCCATCCGGCGTGCCGCCAAGCTTGTTGGAGTACATCCAACGACCATTCGCAGAGGCATCACGCAGATGATTTCCTGTGGGGTTCTGGAGGTTTTGGAGAAGCCCGAGGGCTCTGGCCGCACCGTTTTTCTTGTCACGGCGCGCGCACCAGTGGTGCCCCCCCCGGGCACGAGTGGTGTCCAGGAGCGCGCACAAGGCGTGCCCCCCCCGGGCACGAGTGGTGCGCGCTCCGGACACGAGCCGTGCGCGGAGCGCGCACGAGTGGTGCGCGGAGCGCGCACACTCTGTGCCCGCAATTCATTTAGATCCATTGGTAGTCCAAGTACTACCAATGGGATCTCAATTGAGGATTCTTCCGGTGCCGGTCAGGAGCCGGCACCGTCGAATCCCAAAAGTGGATTTGTTGACGAGAGCTGTTAACTCAAGGAGGAGCATCCATGACCCCAGAAAACACCACCGCTACCGAAGAGCGACAACCGCTCACGCCTCGCCAGAAAGAGGCATACGACTTCATTTGCAGAACTGCTGGCATGTGGGGCCCTGCCGTCAGAGAAATCGCCGCCGGCATTGGCGTCTCATCGCCCAACGCTGTCGCCGGGTTGCTTAAACGCCTGGAGCGTAAGGGCTACATCACCATTGAGCCCGGCAAGTCCCG